TGATCCGCACCACCTGCTTTTTACCCTTTCCCCGGCCTCTTGCGTTGTTTCCCCGGGAAGGGGTGCGGGTCTTTGGTCAACAGCCGCCCGGGGTCTGGAGCCTTTCTAACACTCGAGATATTCCCGCGTGGGGATGGATGGGGTACGGGTCTTTGGATTTTCGGGGGTATGTTTTGTGAGGATTTTTGGTTATTCAGGGGGCTTGGGATTTGGGCGGTAAAGATATTATTACTATATTTGTACAACAATCTTAAACAATCTGATTATGGGAACAACGAAAAGTGTTACTACGCATGTAGGGGCTAAAGGCGCTTGTCATTTCGAGGCAGAGCTCAAGGGGAATCGCCTGCTCTCCTTTATTGGCATTTGCGTGAAAGGGGAGGGGCATTGTATTTGCGAGATGAGCTTTGGAGATATAGTTGAGCTCCGGGATGCTCTGAACATAGCTATCGGCTGGGACGAGCGCAGCTCGGATATTCCCGGTAAAACAAAAAACGTGCTTTGTCATGGGCGTAAGTAAATCAATCACTATCGAGGGGGTTACTTTCCAGTTCGAGGTGAAGTCGAAGGACGGGGTTATGCACGTTTCTCTCTACTCGGGCGAGGGCGAAGCGGCTCATGCCATCATGTCGGCCGAGGAGAGCAAGGAAGTGGTCGATGCGCTGGATATGGTTCGCAGGTGGGTGAAGTCGAGGGAAAAACAGACCCTTTACGGAACAGGAGCTTAAATTCTGAGGTTATGACCGAGATGTTCGGATATTATCTTCGCCTATACGTGACGGCGAATTTCGGCGAAAAATACGACGACGGGGTGAAGCTCATGCTGGATGCGGGGCTTCTGAACGAGACGGCGGCGCAGTGTGCCGTGATATGCTGCTACGTGGACAACTGGTGCAGGACGTATTCGGGGCCGCGGCAGGAGGCTTTCGCGGCCGCGGCCGAAACGTTCGGCATTGCCGTATACACGGTACGGCACTACTATTACGACCTTAAAAAAAGGTACGATATCTTCAACAAAAACAACAAAGATTATGAAAAAACTGCTTCGCCGTCCCGCACTGACGGCTCTTTTCGGCCGGAACAAGAAGGTCGGGACAAAAACGACGGCCGAGATTAAAGCGTGGCTGGAGACGCACGGAATTGACCGATCTACGGCCGCGCACATTTCGGGGTTCATGAAGGCGCACGACATCGACCTCGGTGCTATCCGCCTCTGCTCCTACGGCCTCACCTACTCCTTCGACGAGTTCCTGGAGTGGTTCAAAAACGACGATTCCTCGCTCGTGCCCGTCGAAAACAAGTTTGCAATATTTTGGGACAAATGTCATTCGAAGGCAAAGATCGCCGTGTTCGAGGGTAAAACGGACGGAATTATGGGTCGGTTTTGGCTCTCGTCCGACGGATCGTCTCACCGCAACTGCTGCCGATTCGTGTCTATGGCGCAGTACCGCATGATCCTCAACGTCCCCGACGACATGAACATCCCCCTGCCGCTCGGGTTCCTGGACGAAGTCCAAACGAAAGAAACCAAAAAAAAACCCGCCGAAGATGAAAAGTAGAACCTATTCCGTGGCTACGGGCTCCGAAGCCGTCATAACTCGTCGGGCGAAAGGCATGACGCAGGAAGAATACCGCGCCCTGCGGCGCGAGGCCGACCGAAAACTCAAATTCAGACTGCGCTACGGCACGATCATATACGTGGCCTCCGAGCTGTTCTCCGAGAACGGCATCGACATGATCCGGCGCTTCAAGCCCTATCGGCGCCCCTCAAAATCGGCCGCCGTGAAGCTCGAAGCACTGCGCAAGGAAAAAAATATGCGCGCCCGCTTGGAATTGAGAAACTAATTCCCTATATTTGTTCCCGGAATGTTTCTGTGGCATTCATGCAGTTTATTTTTTCCTCCGCTCCCGCTCCAGGGGCGGAGGTTTTTGATTAATTTTTTCCATAATTCACGCCCTTCGTGGTAAATTCTTATATTTGGGCGTAAAAACCGAACTCCATGGACGACAGGAAATCCGCAATAGACTTTTTAAAGACCTCGACGGCAGTGCCGCAGATGCCGGATGCGACGCCCGCGGAGTGGGAGTGGCCTATATCGGAGCAGGTGGAGAAGCAACTGAAGATGATGGGCGTCTACGACATAATGCGCGAGCAGATATACATAATCGGCACCTCCGCATCGAAGGCGAAGATCGAGATCGCCAAGTCGAAGATCGACGGCCTTACCAAGTCCATGAATCTCATAAAGGCCACCATGTCCGTACTGGAATCCTCCGGATCGGACGTAGACGAAAACCGCATATCGGAAATCGACATACGCATGCACCTCGACGAAGATGATGATAACCAAGAGTAGAAAGGCCGGATGCCTCGACATGAACATACACCTCACGCGCAAGCAGAGGATCATGTGGAACCGCCTCAACGACGGCCAGTGGAAGGAAGTGCTCTTTTACGGCGCCTCGCGCTCGGGAAAGACTTTCGTCATTCTGTGCTGGCTCATCGTGCAGTGCGTGGCGCACAAAGCCAACTGCCTCGTGCTCCGCAACCTCTTCACGTCGCTGCAAACCGGAATGCTCCAGCAGACCCTCCCCGCGGTGCTCAACGCGATAGCCAAGCACAACGGTTACGCCAAGTGGCTGGAGATAACCATGAAGGACGGGACACCGTTCGCAAAGTATAACGGCAAGGACAACTACCTCATGTTCTACAACGGCGCCTACATAAAATTCGGCTCCATACGCGGGTCGGCCAACGACGAGAGCCAGTTCGATAAGATTCTTTCGTCGGAATGGGGTCATATCTTCATCGACGAGGTATCGGAGGTCGAGGAGAGGGCGGTAGACACCCTCCGCTCACGACTGGCGCAGAAACTACCTGTGCGCAACAAGCTCCTGTTCGCCCTCAACCCCACGCGAAAAACCGGATGGACATACGTCAGGTTTTTCAAGCACGAGACCCGCGAGGGACTGGCGATCCCCCCGGAGCAGACGTCGAAGTTCCTGGTCGTGAAGTTCTCACTTAACGACAACATGGAGAATGTCGCCGACGACTACCGCGAGACCCTGGAGGCCATGTCCACGCTCATGCGCAAGCGCTTCCTGGAGGGCGACTACTTCGACGAGAGCGAAGGGGAGATTTTCAAAAAAATATGCTGGAGCGACGTGAATCCCGATCTGCGCTTCCCGACGCCCGAGGAGTGGATAGACCTCATTATCTACACCGACCCGTCGGCCAAGGACAGCCGCAAGAGCGACTTCAAGGCGTCGCTGCTCATGGGCAAAGCCCGCGGCCGAATATGGCTCATCGACGTGCTGGCCGTGCAGGGCACCTCCCTGGAGATGATGAAAAACATTCGGCAGCTGTACCTCGAAAGCCCCAACCGCCTTATAACGCGCATCGTGATGGAAAAGAAGCAGATACCCCTGGACTTCAAGACCACATTCGACCAGTTCCAGGCAGACACGGGGTGGATATGCCCCCTGGAATGGGATACCCGGAATATGGGCGACAAGTTTACAGTCATCGAATCCATCCTCGATCCCCTCTTCACGTCTGACAGGTTCGTATTCAACGCCAAGCTCAAAGATACCAACCGCGGCGAGGAAGCCGTGAATCAGTTCCTGTTCTTTTCGCGCAAGGTCGATCCAAACCGCAAGGACGACATACCAGATGCGGCGGCCAAGGGCGTATCGCTCATGAACCGCGCGGGCGGAACCGTGGGCTCCGCGTACAAAAGCTCCGGCATCATAGTAAAAAAACCAAAACGTTTCATATCATGACCGAGAATGTGAAAATTTATACCATCGAGGAGCTGAAAAATATGGGATGGGAGTTTCTAAGCACCAACACCTCAGTTCAAACTCATTTCGACGATCAATTCGCCGAATTATTATATTCAGAAAACATCCCGGACGATTTCCCCGACGTGGTGTCTTTTAAACAATTTGAGCCCTACTTTATGGGGCCCAAGGACGTCCCGTCGCTCAGTTATAATAATTTCAACGGTACGACGTTGTTATTCGACGTGGAAAAAGAGCCTTCTATTCCCGGCAAGTATATGATAAATTTGAAAAATGGGCTTTTTATTATCACTGGCCTTAGTTGCTCGGAAACAATGTCTCTGCTTTTTACGCTCTCCGTGTCTGTAAAAGGCGACACCCCCCTGCCGTTTAAAGTAAATTATCGCCGTCCGTCTAATGAGGCATGGGTCGAGCGTTACTCAGGGTTAGCTTACAAGATGACCGGAGATATGCTGCCTAAATTGCAAATTCCTATTCTTCTTTCCGGACTGCATCCCGGATCGCCGTTCCATTTATCCATAGAACGAGATGTGTATACACTTCCCATCGTTGAGGATAAAAACTTATACATCCACTATTTCAGTCTCGCAGGAGATTTTGTGGCCAACAGCACGACGACAGCTAAAAAGACCTTCACAGACCCCAAAACCGGAGCAGTAAGGTCGTATTCCAATACTCCGGTGATGTGTATTTCGGAGGCTGAATCCCTCCAGTCGGCCGCAGAGTACGCCTCACTCATAGAATACGGGGAGCAGGTTATCGTGCCCGCGGAACCCGGTAAAATGTACTTCCCCGAGGTGGAGCTCTATCAGTGGATTTCACCCCAGCAGCTCGACCAGTTCAAGAAAATGTATCCCGATTGTGTGGAGATTTCTTACAACAGCGCTCTGGGGTATGTGTACAGTCAGATCGGGGAGCTGTACGACATAGCCTCGATACTGGCCGGAGACACCAACGACGGTACGTCGAAGATCATGCGGTGGATATTGACCGTCCTGACGGCCTACAATATCACGAGCCCCTCGGCACGGCACTCCGAGACCCTGCGCGACAACTACGAGATGGTCGTAAAGAAGGTCACGGAGATGAAAAACGGGGCTACGACGCTGCATGATGCCCCGATAAAGGAGACCCCGAATGCGTGGGGTACGGTAGTAAACGGATCGAAAAACAAAATGCGCGGATAAATGGCACAATTTCATACCCCGAGGCAGCAGCCTTACAACCCCTTCCGCCCTATTGGGGCGCCGAATGTAAAGTCGAGGTACATTCCCAACCAGTACTTCGTCGAGTTCACTCCGAGCTGGTGGCGAAATGCCATCGACAACGCGGTGAACTACTCCGACCTTACGATGGTGGACACCCTGTATTCGTGGTGCATTCAGTCATCGCCGTTCCTGGTGAGCCAGATGAACAAGCGCCTGAACCCCATCGAGAATGCCGTATTTGCGTTCTACCGCGACGGCGAGATCGACGATAACCTCACGGAGATGATAACCCGCACCCGGTGGTTTAACAAGATGAAGCGCGAATTCGTGCTCTCTAAATTCTATGGCGTGCGTATCGTCGGCATCGACGTCGAAAAAGACACCATCACCAGCTACCCGCTGCGAAACATAGACATGGTGAACAGGGCGATCCGGTCGCAGACCTACGCCATAGAATCCGTGGCCAACGTCGATGATTACGACAATATGTTCTACATGCAGCCCGACACCGACCAGGATTTCAAAATGGGAATGATGCAGCAGATTTCCCGCGCCATGATCGGCATTGTGGAGGCATACAACAACTGGTCGGTGACAAGCGCTACGTACTCATATCCCCGCACCACCGTGGGCTTCATCGACGGTAACGCGCAGGCACAAGCGCTGGCCGAGAATATCGCCAACAACCTCGACCCGCTCGACACCCCCGTGCTGCCCTTCAAGCAGAACCTCGACAATAAGGAGAACGTCTACCAGGTGGAGGTCAAGCCCCTCCAAACCCAAATGTACCCCGATGCCTTCCGCGTGTTCAAGGAGTACATAGACAGCTACCGCGCAGAGATCATGCAGGAGGTGACGGGAGGCACTCTGCTCGGCGCCACGGAGAAAAACACCAACTCCGAGCAGCTCGCGCAGATACATATGTCCCTCTACGAAGCACTGTGCAACGCCGACAAGCGCGACTTTGCGAACTTTTTCAACTACGAAGGTGCCATCCAGAAGATCGGCCGCCTGCTCGGCATAGATATGTCGGGCGTAAAGCTCATGGAGGTGCCCGACACCACCATCAGCGTGGATAAGTTCGAGCGCATAGGCCGCGTGCTGGCTTCGCAGGGCATGGCATACAGCCCCGAGGTCATGCGTAAGGTCGGCATGGAGCCCTCCGACATAAACACTGCCGTGCGCAACAACAACTGGACGGAGGTTAAATTGCAGGCCAAATCCATCATGGCGAAAATAAAGTCGGCACTCACTCCCTCCATGAAAACAAACGACAATGGCAACGATAGCAGACCTAAGGAGAAAGATTAGCACCGCCATCTACAACATCAAAACCCAAATTCCGGCTAAGGTGGCCGAAAGCATGGCCGGGGAAACGCGCCTCAACTTCGAGCGCGAGGAGTATGGCAACGACGGCACGCCCCGGAAATGGGCGGACAGATGGGGAAAGAACCTGAAAACAAAGAGGTTCGAAAACCTCGAATCATCCCTCCGCTATCCGAAGCTGCGCCACAGAGGCCGTCTCGCCCGGAGCATCACACCCTTCTATGGGAGAGGTTTTGCCGGGCTGCGCGCCGCGGCGCCCTATGCGGAACTGCAAAACACGGGGAAGGGCGCCCGCACCGGAGGCAACCCTTTCCGCACGCGACCCTCGTCCTCGACGCCCGTGCGGCTCGGCACCAATCCCGTCGCCCGACCCTTTATGGGTGTTGGCCGAAGAACCGAACTCAATGCGCTCCGGCTATACTCCCGAGAGATCGCAAAACTGGTGTAGAAAAAATTTTATTTGCGAAATATTTTCCTTTGCGTTACATTCGTAACGTCCTATACTGAAATTATGATCGGTGAAATTTGCAAAACAATAGTTACGGCACTGCGGGCTTCGGAGCTCGTGGACGAAAATAATGTCAGTATAGTCCTCGCAAATGACAACGGAGAGGGGACGGTGAACACCGACCTCCCGGCCATAGCCGTAAGCGTGAAGGGAACCGAGCGTGACACCGGGGAGTTCATCGGAGGAATGATCTACAACCAGTACATCGTGCAGTTGTCGGTGATAACGCCGTTCGACAATCAGGCTGCGTCGCCAGACGATGACCACCAGTACGATCAGATGAACCTTGCATACAAGGTCATGCTCTATATGGCCGCGTGTTCGCGGGGAGTGATAAAGAACTCGGAGGGCGAATGGGTGCCGCTGGACTTTTTTACCGAGCTGAGGCAGAAATACGGCTTTACGCTCCTTTACAAGGAAACCGAGACCTATCAAACGATAGCTATGGAGCGCGATATGGCAAATCTCCCCGTGCATAACACGCGGCTCATATACATGGCTAACTTCGTCGACAACAGCACCTACGAACAGGATTCGTTCCTATGTGATGCGATAGAGATGAAGTGTCTGTGCGATACAGTAAGGAGCACTAATTCATAAATCTGACATGGCAAAAGCGACATATCAAATACTCTCGAACGAGGCGCTCAACAGTAAGGGTTTCGTGGTGCTCAACTCCAGCATCGACTGGAGCAGGTACCTCAAAAATCCGATCCTGCTGCGCAACAAAGATACGGGAGAACATTTCGGCCAGCCCATCGGGCGCGTCGAAGATATTCATTTGGAAAACGGCAGGTGGATCGGAAAGCTGGTGTTCGGCTCCTCCGAACTCGCACAGGCCGCAAAAAGAGATTACGAAGCCGGAATACTCAACGGAGTATCTATATTCGGTAGGGCGCGGATCGTCGAGCGCAATGGCAGGAAATACACTACATTTTTCGAGGTGTGGGAGATTTCCCTTGTCAACATACCGTCCAATCCCGATGCAGTGGCGATACGGGGAGAGGATAACGTTGGGTTGTCGGCAGTATCATTCGTGCCGGACAGCATAGAGATCGAACAGATCGAGAGCCTGTCGGCATACCAAACAGACATCATAAACCAATTTGAGAACAAGATGAAAAACGAGGAAGAGAAAAAAGTCCCCGAAACCGGGACGGAGCAGGCTTTCGACGACCGCGTGTCGCTGAGCGCCATGTCTAAATTCCTGGAACTTATCGGACTGGCACCCCGAAAGAGGCTTCTCCGCGCGGATGAAATAGACCGCGGCGCCAACCAGGACGACGCGGATGCCGGGCAGGATCAGCGTGATGCCCGCGAGAATCGCCGTGCTGCGCGCTATGAACGCGAAAAGGGCGATGATGCCGAAGCAAAACGGCGCGAAAAGGACGCCGAGCGCGACGACAAGATGGCCGAAAAGGACAAGAAGGAGGCCGACAAAGACCGCCGCGAAGCCCGCGAAGAGAGGGCAAGCGCCCTGGCCGCAGAGGCCGTTACCGAAGCCCTTGCCGCAGCCACAGACGCGGCCCTAGCCGACGCCAAGGAAACCAAAGCCGAGGCAGCCAAACCCACGGCGCTCTCCGCTGCGGAGGATGCGCGAGTATTCAACGACAAAACAATCACAAAAACCAAAACAATGGTAAAACCCTTTTTCAAGTACATCGACGACCCTGAAAATCTGCCGAAGATTCAGGCAATCATGGGTCTGTCCGCCTCCTCGGGCACTGCCGACGGCGTTGCCGAGGTGAGCTTGTCGGCCGCACAGGACGCCGACGTTCGAGAATCAATTCAGGAGTTGTCCGCATCCATGCTCTGTGACCCCTATTTCATGGCCACCGTGCAGAACATGACCTTCCAGGTCAACGACGGACGCCGTGAGAGTATCGTCGATACCATCCAGGGTCTCGCCTCGGGCGAAAAGTCGGGTCAGTTCGTGCAGAATGCCGACCTGGCAAAGATTTCGTGGCTATCGCTGTTCGTTCGCCAGCTCTTTCCGCCTAACACGTGGGCTGACCGTGTACGCCGCCTGTCGGTGCGCGACAAGGAAGGCATCATCTGGGTGGAGAGCGCCGTCAACCCGGACATCTATTTCGGAGATCGCGCGCCGCTGAATGCGCCCAACTACCTCTACGACGACCTGCCGCGGGGACTGGAGCGCAAAGTGTTCTCCATGCAGCCTATTGTATGGCAGCCCGCGAACTCCGACGTCCTGGCCTACAACGACCGCGCAACGGGTCAGCTGGATGCCATGGCCAAAATGTCCATGTGCATCCACAACTACTGGCTCCAGACCATCGCCGAGGCAGTTCCCGCAGCTAATCACCTTACAATGTCCGGCGCCGAATTCGATTCGGCAAATCGCTTCCCGATCAACTCGGCCGCCACTGGCAAGCTGCTCGGCATGACCCTCAATGACCTGCTCGCCGCACAGGGCCGCTTCATCGCCCGCAACCTCAACTTCCGCCGCGGGAACGGTGTGGCTGTGTTCGCAGAGCCCTACTACACGTCGCTGGTGCAGACCGACAAGGTTCAGAGCATTCTGACGCAGCAGTTGTCGAACGCCCGTCCCGAAGGCTTCACTTACTCGGGATTCGACGTCATGGCGCGCTCGGTCATCGCTGCATACAACACTGCGTCGTCTACGGTCGTGGATGCGGAGACTTATTTCGACAAGCCCGTTACCTTCAAAACCGGAGCTATCGACGCCAGTCATGTGAAACCCGTGCTGGCCGCGACGGTTTACGACATCGGCCTCGGCTTTATCCCCGAGGAGGTCGTTGTGGCAATCGGCAACACGAACATCCATATGGTGTCCGATCCGAACAACTACGGTTGGAAAGTGTCGATGGATATTTCGACGGGTGCCGGAACTCTCCGAAGCAGCGCGGCAGGCATCGTTCTGTATCGCCCGACGGTATCCGCCGGAGCGTAACTCAACACACACAGGAAAAACCAGCCCGGCATGTTGTCGGGCTGGTATTCCAAAAAACTCCATATCAACAATTTAATCCCCTTTTAAATTATGATTCAGATCGCAACATTCACCCGCAAGTTTTTCATCGAGCTCGTAAAGCAGCTCCAAATCTACGGCACCCTGTACGTCACTGAGGACGGCAACATCTACGTCAACGAATCGCAGGCGCAGACGCGCTGCCAGTCCCGCGAGAAGCTGGCGCACCTGAACGGAGAACTCGTCCAGGAGCTCCGCTATGCCCGCGTCGACAAATCCAATCCGCCCAAGGACACCGAGGAGTTCGAGGAGATGCTCGAAAACCAGTTTCGGGCACGCCGTCAGGCAGCCAAGAGCTCCCTGGCAGAGGCCGAGAAGGAACGCAACAAGCCCGTCATATCCGATGCCGAGGCAGAAGCCCTGCTCGAAGGCAAGACCCCCGTTCCTGAGAAACAGAAGGAGGAAGCGGCAACAGAGGCGTTTATCGAAGGTGTGGAGTATGCCAAGGTTCGGGATGCTATCCGGGAAACCGTGAACCCGAAGCTGCACCACAGCGCCGGGTACTCCAAGACCCTGGAGGCGTACAACGTCCTGACCGACGAGCAGAAGGCCGCAGTCGGTGCAGAACTCGCAAAATAACAAAACCTACGCAAATATGGCAGTAGTAGATATTTATACAACTTTAGGCGACACCGGGCTGGGCAACACCACGCCCAGCGATGGTATTGGCATGATCGTCGCCCCGGCAATGGCCTCCTCGGGAACCGGAGGTGCGGCCTTCGCGCTCGATACCGCCTACCTCATTACCTCCGTTGCCGACCTTACGGCGATGGGTGTGACCTCGGGAACCGGAGCCATACTCCTGTTCCAGGTAGAGGAGTATTACGCCAAGGCCGGTAGCGGCTCTCGCGTGTGGGTCGTGGGATATGCTCAGGCCGAATACAAGACATTTATTTCGGCCAAGCTGGAATCCATCATCAGCGGTACCACGGCGTCGAACTTCGACCTGCGTCCGCGCATGATCTCCTTCGCATCGCCGCTTCCCACATTCCAGGATTTCGATGGGACTACCGAGGGGAAACTCCCGGCTACCCACAAGACCCTCATTGGCAACCTGCAAACCGTACTCAACAACCTGTTCCAGCAGTCGATCCGCATGGTCGGCATCTTCGACGGCGTTGTTTGCGTTCCGACAGGCAAGACTATCCTCACCACCGACCTGAGTAAGCTGGAGAATCTCGGAGGGCTCAACGCACCCCGTGTGGCCTATCAGGTTACAACTTCGACGCCCGGCATGTCGGCATCCGTAGGCCGAACTCTCGGCATGCTGTCGAGCCTGTCGCTGGCGACGTCTCCCGGTGCCGTGACCACTGCCGGGCCCGCAGGCGACATCGACTATTTTGTGGATGTAACGGCCAGCGCCGACCCGCAAGAGGTCAACACTCCCGTATCGCGGCTTATGCCTGCGAAGTGCAACATCCTGGGTGAGAACCAATACCTCTTCACCCGCGTGCGTCCGCAACTGGCGGGCGTATACTACAACGACGGCGCCACATGCAACGATCCGGAGATGGCTCTTTCGGAAATTTCGTTTGTCCGCGTGGGTAATGCCGTGTGTGACAGCGTGGAGAGATTCTTTGTCAAGTTGCTCCAGGAGAACATCCCTACGGATGCTTCCACCGGAGCAATCGACGCGGGATTCAAGTCCGGAACGCTGGCTCAGCTCGACGAAACAGAACTGACACTCCGTATCAACCGCGGAGAAGCACAGGCCATCAATGTAGATTTCGCCGCCAAAGACGGAAACTACAATATGTCCAAGGCTATCCAGATTACCGTGGAGGTACTTCCCCTTAGCCCGCTCCGCGAGGCATATATCGAAACTTTCTTTGTAACTACGTTAAACTAAACGCCATGCCTAATCCTTATGTAGTGCCCTCGAAGGACGTCCAAATCTACCTTACTTTCGAGGGGCTTCCGGCAATCAAGATCGGTACGGGTACCTCGCTCAACTTGCAGTACTCGCAGACGGTGCAGGACATATTCGCTATCGGGGAAACAGACCCTATCGACCTGGTGCAGCTCAACGCTCAGTATGCGGCCACGCTGTCACACCAGACCGGGGAGCAGCACACTATCCTCGATGCGATCAACGGCGCTCTTCCGGCCGGGCAGACGCCCTATGCGTCCATGCTCCAACTGCCGCCCTTCACGCTGACGAAAACCATGTCGCTGCGCAACAGCGCGACGCCAAAGACCGTCTCGGAATCCCTGTTAGGGTGCAAGTGCGAACAGTCGAGCTCGGACACTAACCGAAACGACGCGGAGACGCTTTCGTCCATCAACATCCGTGCCCGTGCCGTACAGCGCTCGGTCGCACCCATCCAAACTATTGTGTAAACCAGGACGGGCGGGCACCCCAAGACCCGCCCGTCTTTAAAACCCAAAAATTATGTCGCAAATACAAGAAACGAAGCGCCTTGACCTCCAATATACCGTCACGGCATCGTATTTCGTTCCCTCCTTCAACAAAGACGGTCATATGATCGAGGAGGAGAAAAAGAACCAAAATATCGCCCTTTGGCGTTTACAGCGCCGCAACATCGAGCACTCGAAGCTATCCATGTCGATCCTGTCGCGCGAGGAATCGGAGCAAAAGGGAGTGATTGGCCTGGCCATGGACTTCATCAAAGCCTGCTGCGTCGACGACAAGGTGCGCGAAGATTTGCTCGGCGATGCTCTCGCCTGCGTGGAAATCTTTCAGTCGGAACCTGTCAGCGAGGACTTCCGCCGTTTTTTCGGGACTTGGGAGTTCTTGAAGGCACTCCCGAAGAATCCGTCCGGCAAAAAATAGAGGAGTATGCGAAGGACGACCCTCTGCTTATCAAGAAGGCTGTCGTCTCCAGATACTTTCATGAGCCTTACTCTGACATGGAGAAAAGGCTCAGCATCAATGATATAGACAAGTTATATACACTTGCGCTTCACCTTGTCGACATCATAGACATGGCGCCCTTTAAATCTAAAAAATAATGGCAACATACACCATACGCCTCAACCTTGGGGGAGACGTCATCGAACGTCTTACTCGTGCCAACGCACTGAGTGACCAACTGGAGCGCAAGACCAACCGCATGTCCCGGAATGGCCGAGGCGGAGGCGGAGGTGGTGTGGCCAACTATCCGAACCTGCGGCACGGATGGCACGAGCGCATGTCCTCCATGTATGACGTGTCGCGCCGATTCGGCAACCGACATACGCGCGAGGATTTCATGTCCGATGCCAACCGGGCGTTCGATTCCATCCGGCGCTTCCGCGAACAGTTCGTGCGCAATTCCTTCACCCCGAGCGGGTGGATGCGAAACGCCGGGAACTTGGTCGGGGCGGTGTTCGATTCCGCCGCCGCAGTGATAAAGAGCAACCCCGCACTCCTGATGGGTGCGGGCGTTCTCGGTACTGGAGCCGCGGCGTACGCTCTTCCTAAGCTCATCGGCGGAGGGCTGTATGCCGTGCTGTCCAAAACCTTGAACAGCTCGTCCATGACGGACGCCATATCCAACCGCATGCAGATGGATATGGCACGCAGAGGGTTGGGGTCGGGCTACACCTCGGCGCTGTCTGACGCCACGCGCATGGCGGCCGAATACGGCTATTCTCGCGCAGGCATGCTCTCCATGATAAACACCGTGTCGGGCTTCGAAATCGGAGGCACGCAGATCGGCACGGCCATAGCCACGCAGATCGCGCGGCAGGTGGGTAAAGTCGCCCAGATCGGTGGCCGACCCTATGACATCGTGGGTCTGAACATGCAGCAGTTGTTGGCTGCCGACAAGCCCAACATGCGAGACGTGCGAGAGTTGATCCACGCCGCCCCTATCCTCAACAGATACGCCAACGAGGCCATGCAAAGGCGCGGCGTGACAGGGACGAGCCCCTACAACTACCTCCAGGATCGCGCCAACATGCTGCGCGCCCTGCACAGGCTCGATACGGAGCTCCAACCCCCGTCGGCCGCCGCGGCGCGCGGACAGATCGCCCTCGCCAAGGAGAATTTTTGGATCAACCTCGCGGGGATGGACAAACTGTGGGAGAGCGTCGGCCGGGCTGGAGAGAATATGTTCGACCGCATATCAGCGCGCCTGGACGTATGGTACAACTCGTTCGATCCCAATATGCTCGACCATATCTTCGATGAATTCGTGGATGGCGTCGAGGATGCCGTAAGCGCACTTACCACCCTGTCTGACTGGCTTATCAACCTCTCCGACATCATCGGTCTCTTCAATCCGTGGAGCTGGGGCGACAAGAGCCGCTGGGACTTGAGGTACGAAAAATCGGCCAAGCAGTCGGAATACACGGAGAGACGCAAAGCCGCGACATATCTGTCCGAGGAGCTGGGAAAGAGGTATGTCGAGGAATACCTTTCTACTCCGGCTGCCCGCAAGGCGTGGGGTTTGAACGAAGGCACCGAGGAGAACCGCGCCGCTAATCTGAAAGACGCGCGCGACATCCTGCTTAAAAACTTCACCACCACCTTTACGCCCAAGGTGCGGGAAGGACTGGAAGAGTATCCGGGGCATCTTCCTGCCGAAAACGGGCAGCCTCAGTACGCTACCGGGGTGCTAAAGTATAATTACACCCCATACGAAGCAAACAATGGATTTAGCCTCTTTAATTTCCTAAAAACAGGTAATTCGAGAGACGTTACCACTGTAACCAAAGGAGAAGCATCCATTCAGCCTGTAACCTTCCGTACCAATCCTGCGCTCAACGACCGGGAGGTAAACGAGAACTTCAACCGGGTGACGAAGATTTACGGCGAAGGCGGCGGCGCCAGCGGGAAGGACACCAAGAAGATAGAAGATTTGACAAAGGGATCGAAGTCGCTCATTATCAACTTCAATGCACCAATTGTGCAGATGCCGACCCAAATAAACACCAATGCCACGCCTGAAAGCATCATGCAGACCATATCCAAACAGATCGAAGAGGTGACAATTCGAGGACTGCAAATAGCCTTCAACAACTCAACACGCACGCTCAATGGCTAAAGATCAATATACCGCAAACACAACCCCCAACGACACTCCGAGCGACCTCCCGTCCTTGGGACAAATCCCGGCGTACAAGGCCGTGACGGATGGCATAAGCGCCGTAGAAAAAGCATATCAGGCGGGGTTGAAAATAACCCTGGCGGAGGTAGGATTCTGGCGTCAGATCGTTCAGTTCCGCGGCAAGGCCAAAACTTCAGACCCCCAGTATACCGGGATGGCGGACACCCTAAAGCAGTCCGACGACTACAAAACGGCCATACAATCGGTAGATCGTCAGAATATACAGCGAGAATATGTATTTCGCTGCGGGGATTATTTTCTCCCTATCAACCTCACCTACGAAGTGGAAGGGGAAAAGAACGATTCTACCTCCCAGCTCGTCGACGGGGCAGAAATCCTCCAGGTTCTCAACTATAAACCGATGGTCGTAACCGTGCGTCTGCGCATTGAACGCAACTTGTCTCGCGTCGACACGGACGCCTCGGCCTCGAATCTTTCCATGCTCGACGCCTTGTCCTATGAGGCATATGCCGACCAAGGGCTCGACAACACCGATCCCGCGGCCATGGCTATCGCCGACCTCGGCGTGGCTCTTCGGAGTTTGTGGCAGGGGCAGGATGTTTTCAAGATCGAGAACAAAGTCCTCAACAACGACCTCGGACTGGAGTGGGTATACATGAAGAGGTTCAAATATACCCCCAATCCGGGGTCTACCATCGTGGACGTCAGCATGACGCTCCACCAAATAAACATGGATGAAAATGCCATCGTATTTACGCAGGAGACGGTAAATACGACCAATCCCGCGGGGGGGGGCGGTAGGTGATGAAAGGTAATTTGTTCAGAGTAGGAAACGAGGTGTTTATCGAGGGGAAGAGCATCGGCCGATTCGCCTCAGTAGACATTACCGAGGAGCGGGATTCCCTCTCGGGAAGCTGCACCATGACCCTCCCGGTGTATGCCATCGGGTTCCGGCAGGGATTGCCTCCGGCACAGCGCATAAGGGCGGCCTTGGAGGGCATAAACATCAAGCCCGGCGCCCGCATAGACATCGACGGCTGGTTCTACAACAATGCTCAGTTGGGGCAGCAGTTCGAGAGGCTGCGCATTTTCAGCGGCTTCATCCGGCAGGTCATCGGGGGATTCCCGTCGAAGATCGTATGCGAGGACTACTCTTTCATCCTGCGGTTCGGCACTATAAATCGGGACTGGGTGTCGCGCACGAAGCTAAAGGACATGGTGGACTATCTATGCCCCATCTCTAACAAGGCATTCGAGGACTACCGCAAGGCACAGGGGTTCGACAACCCGGCGGACTTCCCGGCTCTGTCGTTCGATTCATCGGATAGTGCGGATGTGGAGTTCGCTTTGCAGACCTTCAAGCTCATATCGCCGTTCGAGGCCCTGTCGAAGCTCATGAATATGTTTACGCTGTACGGCACTGTGAACACCCAGGGGAAGGTGTATTTCGGTATTGGCGTGAGGGACAAATTCAAGCGCACGGTGACACTGGCCACGAACACCAATGTCATCGGCCGCGACATAGTGCCTACCGACGGGCTGTTCGAGAACTACAAAGTGGTGGTAAATGCCCTCATGGCCGACGGTACAAAGTACACCTACGAATACGGCGATTCCCAAGGCGAGGCGCACCGATATTTTGTCCCGGCCAATACGGTATCGCTGACCGAACAGACGGCCAAGAACATAATGGCTCGGCTGAAAGGAACGCGCAACAAGGGAACTATAAAAACCGTGCTCTATCCGCAGGTTAATATGTTCGACTTTGTGGAGTACACGGACACCATGCTCCCGGAGCTTACGGGAAACTACTACGTGATAGGCAGGAATTTGAGCTGCGACACTTCCGACGGGTTCATCCAAACCCTGACAGTAACCAACGAAATGTTTATATTATGAAAACATCCGGCACTTTCGACGACGAATGCGCCCGTTTGGGAGCTGAATTCGGAACAAAGATGAATGACGGGAAGAGGGTATCGCTCGTCATAGCCACCGTGTCGGCCATAGACGAGGATGCCAAAACCTTAGAGGCTGTTGTGGATAATGATAGGATATTCAGCGACATAAGTCTAAACATTTTTCCAAACGGGGGCAACAGCCTCTATATTATACCCTCCGTGAATTCCCTTGTGGTGCTGGGGTTCATAGAGGGTTACTCCGAGGTTCCGGTGCTCATAAAAGCCACGAAGATCGACAAGATGGTCGTATCGAACGTCGCGGGCACCGAAGAGGAGGGCGAAAGCACTATTTCTTTCGATAAGGACGCCGTGGAAATAATACGCGGCACCTCTTCTTGGCGGATTGAAAAAAATAAAATATCTTTCACTGCCGATAAAATTGAAATGGATGGCGGGGAGAACGGGGGGCTTGTGCTGGTAGATGGCGTCACCACGGCGCTCAACAATTTAGTGACGCAGGTAGGGGATATGTGCACAGTATTCAATGCGCATACCCACGGCGCCCAAGGTGCGTCGCCTCCGGCCACCCCTATGACCGCTCCCTCCCAGTTCAATAAAGGAGACTACGAAAATACCAAGATAACGCAATGACAGACGCAAAATTCGACTTTCAGGTCAACGACATAGTTATATCCAACGGGGACGTCGAGTTGGTGTCTTTGTGCAGCCAGCAGAACGCCACGCTGATATTTTCCAAGTCGGCGGCAAGTCTTACGAAGCCCCAGTTCGGGGTCGGATTCGAGGACTTCTATCCCCTGCTGCCCAAGTGGGCGTGGGGTAAGGTTGAGGCCACGGCTGAAAAGCAAATATACGACGACGGAGCCCTCATTGCCCGCGTGAATATCTTTGAGGAGACAGCCTCGGGAGTTGTGACCGCGGACATACATGCACGATACAAGGAGTAGACATGGCAAAGACGTACACAGTAAAACAGGGAGACACCATCCAGGACGCGGCATTCAACGTGTCCGGCTCTCTCGCGGGCATAGACCCGATATTGGAGAAAAACACGCCCACGAACATCCCGCCCGCGGACTGGAAGGCCATGCAGTACCGCCAGGAGCCTCCCGCCAAGAACTTTATGGAATCCTACACTCCGGCGCTGAGGACAAATCAGATTCTCGACGTCGAGGGGATCGACATATACAACCTCCAAACCTTGCAGAGGCCTCCCTTCAACTCCTCGATGGACGTGAAGGAAGAGGTGGAGGCGGAAATCTCGCGTCTCTTCAAAGCTACGGCCGAAGGAGGACGCGCCCTCATATCGGCGCTTGCGCCCGAGGCTATGGGGGCGATGAAGTCTACGAGCGGCAATTTTTTGCGCGACACGTTCTACAACAGCCCCTATACCGTGCAGTGTTTATTCCGCACGCCTCCCAAGTACAAATACACTCCCAACCCTGAATCTGCGTCTCGGGTAATACTTGACACGTCGGGGGCATCGAATTTCCCTCGCATCGACATCAAGAACCCCTCAAATAACATAATCAGTCTTGTATTATTAAACAATAGGGAGTATATGTATTCATATCCTGTTTTTTGGGACTATTTATACAGTGTCGTATTCATTAACGACGGAGCCAAGGCCTATGTATATATCAACAACAATCTGTTAAATTCCAAAAATAAAAATTGGGTTAATTATACTTCATATCTATGTCTTGGTGGATATGGTGGTAATAATCGTCCGACGGTTGATTTTATGGGGGAGGTGATATGCGCCCGCTGGTTCGACCGCGCACTCACAGAGGAGGAAATGACGGCACTCCAAAACGGAGTGCGCCCGCAGGACTATATTGTGCCTCCGGCCTTGAAGCTGTCCTGTGTAGCTGAGTACATACCTCAGAACCTCATACCCTCTGATGAGGACAGCTCGAAGCCCGCCATGTGGCTCGATAGCGCCAAGCAGATGCCGCCCGACATCTCTACTCCGCCGCTCCTTCGCAAGTCTGCCGGGGGTTATGACCTGGTGGTCAATGATAATCCCAAGATAGGTCGCGAGCCGATCTACAAACCCACTAACGACTTCAAGGGCGTCTATACCGCCAATGGCGCCTTCATGGGGCAGCGCATATCCACAAATTCGCTCGCCGACGGGACGCTGGAGTGCTACTTCAAAACCGGAGACGACATCCGTGATGAGCAGTGCGTATTCAACATGTCGGATAATATGGCACTTCCAAGGCTCACAATTATTACCAGCCAATTTAAATTCTTAACCAACGATTTCTCAGTGAAATATCCCTGCGAGCCAAACACGACTTATCATGTGGTACTCCGCTATACTTTACAGGAAAATTTAGGCTACATCTTTGTAAACGGGATCAAGATTTCGGGGACGTTCAAATTGGGTAGTGGCATACAACAAAGATACTTCAACCTTGGCATGTACGCCGAAAATATTCCGATCTTGTTGAAGGGCGAAATCTACCACTTCCGCAACTTCAATACATTTCTGACAGAAGCGCAGGCGTTGATGTTGTGGAACGGAGGCGATCCCGCGTCGTTCGTGGTAGATGCGGATATGAAGACATCCTGCACACGGGAGTATCTGCCACAGAACATCCAGCCTCGGAGTGATGATCCCACCAAGGCGGGCTATTGGTGGTCGTCACACAAACAGATGCCCGTTAACGGAGTGCTGGAACCCCTGTTGGCGCCGCCCGCGGAGTGGCCGAATACAAACCTCGACTATTACAACTACCCCTCAATAATTAAACAATAACCGATATGTCACTTATAAATACCATATGGGATAACATCCAACGGACGATCCCGGCGATGAACACCAGCAACGCGGGCATCCTGCGCAAGATCGCGGAGGTGGTAGGCACCGTGCTTGACATTGTGCGGCTCGAAATCCTGCGCAGCGAACAGACGATAGCCGCAGCCGCAAAGATCGCGCGCGTGACGAGTGAGGCATGGTATGTCGAGAAGGCATACGCCTATCAGCATGGCGATCAGGTAGTCGTGGTGAACGAAGCGACGCAAGAGCTGGGCTATGCGACCATAGATGCCACGAAGCAGATAATAAAGCAGGCTTCGATGGGGTCTAATAAGGGGGGTTTATACTACATCAACGTGGCGACGGCCGATGCCAACAACAACGCGGTCTCACTCACGCAGGATCAACTCGATGCGTTCAGCGCCTATTACCGCAACTTTTGGGGCGTCGGCGCGCAAATACAGGCCGCATCCAATGCTCCCGCCGTCCTTTCGGCCGACAAGCTGTATGTCCGCTTCGACAAGTCGTACAACCTCGATACCATCAAGAACAGCATCAACACGGGGCTGCATGACTTGCAGATGCAACGACGCACGACAAATATTCTGTATATCAACGACATAGAAAGCTACCTCTCGGGGTTGAACGGCATCAAGGATGCCTACTTCTCCGAGGTCAAGGTCTCGCAGGAGGGCGGCAGCACAACACCACAGGATGGCAAGATAGTATTGAATCCGGGTTATTTCAATTTCGACCCCAATCTGTACGATTTCACCAATAACATTACAATATTCGAGGCTATATGATGCGTTTCCGATATATTGACATCCCGAAGCTGGTGTTGCAGTTGCTCCGGCCGAATTACTCGGTGCGGCGCGACCACAGCTACACGGAGCAGCCGTTTTGGACAACGATAATATACCGCTACTGCCTGTCGTTGCTCATGGTGTTGCACGACTATCTGTACAACTACTACATGGTGCGCTCCAAGTGGTACATGATGGCGGCGTGCACACCTACATACGGGCAGATCGAAGGCGTATTGCGATACTGGTACGGGGAGTGGGGGCGAATATCCATCACCCCGAGCGGCGCGAGCATATGGCGATCTATGTGGTATGATTCGCCAAATCCTCCCGTATACCTGTATGACACTCCCACCCCGAAGGTATACCTTGGACAGGGAGGCACCATCACGGAGCAGCCCATCATTGCGATCCCGGCTGCCCTGTACAACAACTCAGAGGCATACAACCAGTTTATCGCAGACGTCAACACGCTCTTCCCCTTTTACATCAAGTATACTATAAAAACTCAATAACATGGCAGGAATAAAAAATATCAACGTCGTATCGGGCACTGGCAACCCCGTGCAAATGCAGGATTTGCAAAACCTCTGGAGCGCCATCAACTCGCTCCTCCGATCCACCAAAACGCCCATCTCCATCGTTGCGGGATTCGCCACGGCGAACAGCAGCACCGGGACGAATATTGGCGAAGGCATCATCTGCTATCAAGGACAGGCTTACTACCTGGCCGCCAATAGTGCTAAAATAGGCCAGTATCTTTATGCCAACACCATACAGGACGAACAGCGCGTGTATGAAGATGGCGCGACGCGATACACATATCAGGATTATGTCGTGAATGCTGCGGACAATGCGTCGGCATCGGGAATTGGCACCCTCATAGGGCAGGCCACGGCGGCCAACCTCGCAGCATGGAAGGTGGGCGTGCTATCCGACGGTTCCGTAACAGCGGCTATGCTGGCCGATGGCGCAGTGACGACGGTCAAAATCGCGGATAGTGCAATAATAGATAAAAAAATCGCAAATAATGCTGTCGGAACGAACGCTATCCAAAATAACGCTATTAATGCTTCTAAGATAGTAGACAGGGCGGTTGGCAATTCAAAGATCGGCCTCAAAGTTATTAATAAAACCAACATCGCAGACGGAGGAATCTCAACGGTGAATATTGCTGACAAAGCAATCACTGCCGAGAAGATTGCGGGGGGATCAATCACGAACGAGGAAATACTCGACTACACGATTGATGCGTCCATGAAAATGGTGCCCTCGTCGGTTAACGAATCCTGTATAGCGACGGCAGCGGTCGGCTCGCGCCAGCTACAAGTAGCTTCGGTTACTACTCCCGCCATCAAGGACGGATCAGTTACGGGCGCCAAGATCGCAGAGGGCACCATATCCGGGATAAAAATAGAAGACGGTTCTATTCCGGAGAGTAAAATGACCGCTCCGGGAGTACTTTACCTGGAACCGACTACCGTGATGCCCAATGCGATGCTATCTAATTACGAATTAAATATCATCAAAGTCGGCAACATTGGCAACGTACATGTAAATGCCGTCATGCCTGTGCAACAATTGCCCGGCACACCTGTTCGAATATTCATAGAACACATCTTTTCAGATAATGCTGTCGTGGATATAAGACTGTCAAACATCGGGGTAGTGGTAGGTACTATCAACATTTCCAGCACCGTTAGCGGTATGTATGCCGAAATATTTGTGTACGACGGCCGCGTATTTTACTGGGTTTCGGGCGACGGTAATTATCAAAGACAATAGGATAATGGACACCTTATTGAAATGGATCATGGCTGTGGTGGGAAGCCTGCTGTCGTTGTTCGCTCCCGTGACGCCGCTTGTGCTCTGCGCCTTAATATTCGTCATGATAGACTTCGTGATGGGTATACTGGCCGGGCGCAAGAGGGCGGCTCGGCAGCATAAGGACTGGTATTTCTCCAGCGACAAGGCATGGAAAACAGTCATCAAACTCACGTGCATTGTCGTTGGGATCGGCATGTGCCATCTTATAGACACTCAAATCCTCGACTTCATGAACTTACACCTGGCCAAGCTCTTCACGGGCATGGTATGCGGCATCGAAATGTGGTCGTATTTGGAGAATGCCGTGGAAATGTCCGACGCTCCGGTGTTCCGATCCCTTCAAAAATACGTGGGAAAGAAGATGAAGGATGAAGTAGGTATTGATATTGAAACCGCCCCCACAGGCTCCCGCCGACGGGGCAATAACGTCAAATGCAAAAAAAATACGATATGAAGATTACAATCATGGGGCACAAATACGATTACCCCTACATTTTCGTGAACGAAGTGCAAATGCCCGCGACCTTTATTGCCCGCCCGGCCAACCCGCGGGTAGACATGGGGCGCCGCATCATCATCGAGCCAGCGCTCCCGGGGGGGCGGCAACACCCTGCTTACTGCGGACTACCTCGACTTCGAAATCAACGAGGTCGTCATCTCCGACAACCCGTCGGCCTACACTCCCGCCGACGTTTTGCGACTTCTCAACGAAGGGTTTGAATCCCCTACTGGCGATGATTTCCCGGGCATCGGATCGGGTCTCTATTCCGGCGGGGGGGGTCTCCTGAGATTCCTGACGGGTCGATCACCACAGCCAAGCTGGCCGACAATGCCGTGACTTCGGCTAAGATTAAACCTTCTGCCGTAGGTACGTCGCAACTGGCCGATGGCGCAGTGTCGACGGTCAAAATCGCGGATAGTGCAATAATAGATAAAAAAATCGCAAATAATGCTGTCGGAACGAACGCTATCCAAAATAACGCTATTAATGCTTCTAAGATAGTAGACAGGGCGGTTGGCAATTCAAAGATCGGCCTCAAAGTTATTAATAAAACCAACATCGCAGACGGAGGAATCTCAACGGTGAATATTGCTGACAAAGCAATCACTACGGACATCCTTGCGGACAACTCAGTAACCACCAATAAGATCGTCGACGGGGCTGTTACAGAAGCCAAACTCGCGCCGAGTTCGGTAGCCACCGAAAAGCTCCAAGACCTGTGTGTCACGACGCCCAAGATTGCGGATCAGGCTGTCGACACCACCAAACTCAACACAGGAGGCTCCGGGGGGGGGCCAGTTGAGTAGGTATAAAAGAACAGACGCCTTATTGGCGTCTGTTCTTGTTTGGCGGGTCTATCCCTCGCCCGGCGATCCCGAACACCAGCATAATAATCCCGGCCACAAAGAAGAGTAAGCACGCACTGCTCATGACTATACTTTTATTTCGAGGTGGAATGCAGGCTCGCTCAGGTCATACGAAAACTTAGGGTTTTTGCCGGGAATAGATACGGGCGAAATCACTTTGATGACGCGCGGTTCGTCCAGTGCTGCGACCAGGAACTCCACGGGTTTATTCATAGTCATACTCACGTCCAGCACATTCACCTTCCGATACTCCTCGGCGCTCACACAGTGCTTGGACACCCGTTCTCCCTTTTCGCTAAGCCGACTGATAAATTTGGCCATCTCGCCGATGGTCTCTTCTTTGTCCATGCCCTTATCCTGGCAGTCGTCGAACAGCTCGGTCACCTTCCTGCCGGGTTCCCGGTAGCGGATGCGCTTTCCGGCGACCAGATTGTTGTACATGGCCATCGCCTGCCGATAGGGGTTGCGCCACGTGGAGGTGATGGTCACCTTCGGGTTGTCGCTTTTCTCGGCTATGGATTCGAGCATGTCGATGACCGATGAAGCTACCATGTCCTTGCACTCTTTCAAGAGCGACGAGGAGAATACTACTCGTTTTGTTGTTCCCATGTTGTATCTGCTAATGATTTGATATTGAATGATATAAACTCGCACCCCTTGGGCACTATGTACTTGCGGATATGTGCTTTATAGATTAATTTGTCGTTGAATTGATATCTTTCTTGCAGCGCATCCTGGAACGGTTTTACCGCGTTGTCGTAGTCACACTGAGTATTGGAGAATCCGAACTCATACCACACCTCGAACGGAGGAGACGGTAATTCTATGTCCGGGAGCTTTAAGAGGCATTCTGCGCGGAAGGCATCGTGCTCGCTGGTTTTGAATCGGCGCCCTTTGTATGCCCTATTTACCGTCAGCGGCTTGACCTGTATTGACACTTTGCTGTTCATGGTATATGCAAATCTTTTCGGTGTTTATGTGCGTCACCATGCCCGTCTTGGGGCAAATATGGTGCATATTCTCTTCGGCCGACAGGTATTTGCAGGACTTGCATGTTACCTTTGGCCGATCTCCGAATCCTTCGATATTCGGTTTTGCTGGCTTTTTCGGCGTCCTCAGCTTCATTTCCTCCAAATATTAAACCCTCCGCGCACCTCTCCGTACGGGACGTCATCGAAGGGGTTGTACCCTACGGTTCCCTCGATGCTGAACCGCCCCTTGTTGTATCGCACGCGCGCGCCCATAAACTGATTGTTCCATCCGGGGGCAACCTGCGCGGCCACTACTATCCCCCCTTCCCATGTAGGCGGCATGATCGTCGTGGTGTGATGGGTCTGCGTTATGATCTTGGTTGGCACGAACAGGTCTATACTTTCGAGCATGGGCTTATACCCGGACACCGTTGCGCGGTAGTTCTCGGTCTGAAATGTCTTGAGCTCGAACGGAAGCGTTACAGCCACTTTAACCGTGTCGCCGGGCAGATATACCATCACCGTGTCGATCCTCGAAATTTGATGCGTATTTGTTATAATGACGGTATCTCTTACATACTCCCTTATGACCACCGTATCGACGCGGCATTCGATCTCCGGTTTCGATGGGGTGCAACAAAGCCATGACCGCAGGCTATAAAGTGCGATCATGGCTATAATTGCCCCGATGATGGCCGACGTTAGCCTGTTCATCTCCTATGCGTCGATCTCTTTGTCGACGATGGTGCCGTACCACGAGTGTAAAAACCATCCCGATACTACCCCCGCGAGGAATCCGATGGTTCCAGCACTTCGAATGCTGCCCGGCAGGAAGTTGAACACAATGATGGCTACCACGGCTACCGCAGCAGCTATCAACCCGATTTTCAGTTTGTTGTCCATTTTATATAAAGTTAAAATTCAGGTATTCTCGGTATAGCGGGCGTCCAGTTGGATATGATTCCGTCGAAAAACAGAATCCAGTGCCGAATCTCGCTCGTGATATTCAGCACGTCGTTCTCGGTGGTAGGGTCGAACACTTTTGCATCAACCCCTCCATGCACCATTGCGACGATTTCGTTTAGGTCGTCCCGCATTTCGCGCGCGATGGTCAGAGCATCGGGGATCGTAAGCGCCTCCTCGATCTGAGACGAATCCACGAACTGCATCATCGTATGCAGCGGAATGCCATCCAGCACGCGGATGGTCTCGGCCATCTTGTCGGCGCCTTTCCGGAGCGTGGCCGCAGTATCGTCCAGCAGCAGGTGCAGGGATCGGAAGGGCGTGCCGTATACCATCCAATGACGCCCTTTGGCGTTCGAGTAGGCTACTTCGAGGGTGGCCAACAGCTCATTCAGAATAGAAGTCTGATTTTTCATCTTTCTGTTTGTGTATTATGGGTTTTATGGCGTCCGGATTGTTTGCGATGAAAACGACCTGTTCGTTTAGCGCATACTCATCCACCTTGTCGTAAAATTTGTATATTTGGTTCTTATGGTCAACACACTGGAAACGGAGGGCGTCGACCTCGGCCACTTTGCCGGAACGCAGATACACCAAGTGTTTCATGGCTTTATGGTTCATTATCGGGTTCGGGGTTTTGCTTGGCATCATCCTGCCATCTGTACGACGGTCGCAGCATTCTCCCATTTCCTATAAAGGTAGGTTTGCCTCGCTCCCCTACTTCCGGTTTGGGCTGGTAAAGATATACGGTATGCGTGTGCCCGAATTTGTCTATTTTTTTGAGCGGCGCGATGCAAAGTTTAACCTTGGCTCCCAACTCTCCGTTATTGCGAACAAACTCTTCTATCACGTCAACAGGTATCTTTTTCAGGTCTATTTCGGCATATAAGATTCCCGCCATGATTCAATCTCCAATTTCGCCTCGTGTTCAAACTTCGATATTATTTTGCTGTACGCCTTTATCTCCTTCATATCCTCAAACTTGCGGATATGGTAGTATGAATTCCGGCTCGTACAGTTCAGGTAGTTCGACAGCTTCACTCCGTTCATGAGCTTGTGGAAGTACATGATATGGATGAATACCGTTCGGGCGTCCGTGACCCTTTGGCGCCGACAGGGTGTCCGTATCTCCTCCAGCGATACGCCAAAGTGGCGTTCGAGCAGCATCCCTATTTTCGATAAAATAATTTCCATGCAGTAAATATAGTAAATTATTTTATCATACAAGCCCGCTCCGATCTATTTTTTCTTCTCCAGCTCTTCAAGGAGGGCATCGGCGTATGATACGGCATCGGCTGCCATAGCTTCGTATACTGTAATGTTATTGCTGGCGCTATGCGGGGATTTCCCCGCCAATTCTCTAATCATTGCCACCATAATCTTTTCGGATAGCTCGCGTCTCAAGTGTTCCCGCTCAACCTTTTCGAGCTTATCCTCGATATGCTTCCCGTACTCTCCCCGCGCCAGCTTCTCGGCGTAGTCGTCGTCGCGCATCATTAAATCCAGACTGTCGTTTATTTCACCATGGTACGCCCCATTGCTAAGACAAGATGATATGTGTTCGTCCCCACTATAATTTGTCAGATATACAATGCGATCCCCCAGCTTGCCGGATTTCCATTTCATATCCCAGCATATGATTCTCACTGGCTTCCCACTTCTCGTGCACACCGGCGCGCCTACTTTGGCAGCCTCAAGATCGAAATTCTTCATGCTATTCAGTTTTTATACATTACCTTCAACCCATACGGCAGATACCCCGCAATGTCGGTGAGTGTAAGTTCTCGTGTCATCGTATGATTTCAATTATTTTAAGTCGTTCATCAATCTCAGGTAACAGATAATCTATCGCATCACCATCAACCGTAATGTCGTAGTCCTCGGCCCCGTTCTCGACCGCCCAATCGTAAAGTTCTTTCGGTGTCATTGCCTTATTTTTTTGGTAAATTATTATATCCGTTGGAGAACATCCAAATTCCCGCAACAGTAAAAATAACGTGCAGCGCAAACATCCACCAATTCGCCACCGAGTAGTCGTGTTGCGCTAAGTTTCCCGCAACAAGGGCGATCAACAGGCCGCCTATTGTATCAAATGATGCTTTTGTCATTGTCCTATTTTTTCGTTTCACATTCATTCCATCGCCGCGCGATCTCTTCTCCGAGTTTTGTCGCTTCGGGTAAAGTTTCTTTGAAGTCGGAGTGCAAATCGCGGCTGAATAGCTTGATTTGCCCAATAGGTATATTCCATCCGCAGTCAGGGTCTTTAATGCAGAGATCGACCCGCCCGTGGTTGTCGGAGGGGATGCAAATGAGTTTTACTCGCTCGGTATCGAAACTCCCCTCGACGAACTGAAATTTTGGCGTGATTATCATTGCTCACCTCCTTTCAGCAGTTCGGGGTTGTCGTGGATGTTGCCTCTTCTCTTTTGTTTTAATTCCCTGACGCGGCGCAGGATGTAGTCGCATTTTTCGTCCTCGTATAGCATGATTGCTTTCAATACATTACCAAATGATTGGTACATGCATTCCGGGGGAGGAACATTTTCCCTTGCCTCCTTCCGCAACCGTTTTAGTAGTTTGGTTTTCATATCCTCTCGAATATTACATCTTCTTCATCCTCGCGCAACGCCTTAGCGCAATTCATATAGACACAACTTTTCTTGCATCTAAGAGCGCAACTAACACATCTATCAAATCCCGCATCGGATCGCCGAACAATGTAAAGCCCTCGCCCTATGCTGAATATTGACCCTATCGTATAATATCTCCAATTTAGCACTTTCATAGCTCTCCCCGTTAATGAATCTCACGCCAGCCGATGATTTCGTGTTGGTAAAACGAGCCGTTGCCCGTGAACCAGTAGTTAAATTGCTTGTCGTAAGCCGCTATGTAATATATTCCCGGGGAAGTACATATTATCACGGGTGTATCGTTGTCCGGAATATCATTCGGGTCGTGCCAGCGCGTCAGCTCCTCGTACTTGGCTTTGCTCCCAGCGATATAGGCATCTATCATTCCGCGTCTGTTGTATGGGTGGGCGGCTGCCTCTGGAGAATCAACCCATTCTTCCGCTCTTTCCTCAATCGTTTTCATTCTCGTTCAGTTTTTGGATGAATTGCCGCAGTGCGACACAATTATCGGCTCCTATTCCACAGGTGCCTACAACAGTACAGCAACAATCGACACAATATGCCTCAATCGCTCTTTTCCGCATCCGCTCCTCGGCCTCCTGCTCGGCAAGCTCGACCGCATACTGGGCTACATCTACTCTCACGGCATGATATGGCAGGTCAACGTCTTCGCCCTCATCACCGACTTCTACTTTCCAGCTACCGTCCTCCAGTTCTTGTCTTGCTTTTTCGCTTTTCATGGTTAGGATGTTTTAGTGTAACGCCCACGTCTTGTGCATTGCAGCGATCAGGTCTATATACCCTTTGTATTCCTCCATCTGCTCGGTACTATAGCCTTCGGCCTCGCCAATTTTTCGGAAATGCTTCTGCCATTCGGAAATGGTGTAGCGTTTGCATCCTATTTGAATAACATCCTCACCCCAATAGGATACTGTATGACGAGATGCGCTTATAAATAGCGATTTCGGAACATCGCACCCGTTGCCCAGTTCGCACAAGTCGCCCAGTTTGCACCCGTTGCCCAGTTCGCACCAGTTGCCCAGTTCGCACCCGTTGCCCAGTTTGCACCAGTAGCCCAGTTCGCACCCGTTGCCCAGTTCGCACCCGTCGCCCAGTTTGCACCAGTTGCCCAGTTTGCACCAGTTGCCCAGTTTGCACTCGTAGCCCAGTTCGCACCCGTAGCCCAGTTCGCACCCGTTGCCCAGTTTGATATTGCGCGCCTCAAATTCGGCGGCTAATTCAGAAAGTTCGTTGTACTGAAAGGGTGTCCAGCCTTTGCCTGAAACCCAGAGATAAAGTGTTTTCATGGTTGGTTATCTTTTGTGTTTTACTTTCCGATTTGGTATGCAGGAAATCCAGCCCCAGAACGGTATGCGCCGCTTCAAGTAGTCCGGATCATCCTCGTGGTTGTACGCCTCGGTCTCGAAGCAGGTGTAGTAGTACGCGCCCGGATAGGGAGGGATAATCACCTCGACCAGCCACGATATGCCGTAGCAAATCCATCCGGCGAATAGAATGCCGACCACCGTAAGCGCCCAGCCCCACCAGGCGAACGAGTAGTTGATGGCGACAGGTAAGAGGATTGCCGCAAACAACACGGACAACTCAATCTGCTGGCAGCAATGAATCCCCTCGTGGCGGCGCGTAGTCTCGTCCATGCTCCACGCCATCGGCTTCCGGGTAAAAGACCACAAAAGCCATGTTACCCAGCTGAATCCCTTGAACGGGATCAACTTGTTGTGAACTTCGATAGGTAGTTTCATAGGTTCAAACCATATCCGTTAGACACTATCCACTCAATACGGTTGCACAGAAGTTCTATCAGGTTATCGCCCATTTCATCTCCAATATTATCGGCTTCTAATGGGGTAAGTACGGGGGTGTAACAGAATCTCCATCCACCGCCAACCACTGCTTTCAGTGTCAGTTCGTAAGTGTTGTGGGCGTCCTGAATCACATTCGGAAGCACCTTTTCCAGCAGGTCGGCGACCGTGAAGGCAGGGACAACATCTTCTCGTATTTTTTCTTTTGGCGGGTAACCGTTCCGTTGGTAAGGCTGAGCATACAATTTAGGCACGCCCTGAGTGAAATGACTTTGATATATCATGCTCGCCTTCTCCGCGGGCACTCCCAGATCGATCAGCCGCTTCGACTGCTCGATGCTCGTTACTTGATCTTTCATAGTCTTCATTTTTTCGCTTTTTTCTCTACCGAAATTAGACGTCCGGAGGCGTCGTAAACTCTCTTTTCCGTGTCGTTCTCTACCACGGTGTAAAGCAGGACGCCGTTTTTGTCCTTGACAATGTACCCGCTGGCCGTCTTGATTTTGACGTACACCACTTCCCCCTTGGAATCCTTTATCACCGTTTGATTTTGGCCATACGCGGGGGTCACAGTCATCAATGCGATGCAGATGATAACGAAAATGATTGCCGCCAAATAGGCGATGGTTGCTTTTGTCTCCTGTTTCATTTTTGTGATTTTTTTTGTTTGCTCCATAATTCCAGGATCTTCTTTTTTTGCTCCGGCGACATAGCCGCGAGCTGGGAATCCCTCACCTTTGCCTCGGCGTCTGCTATCCGGCCGCATTCTGCGCACCGCTCGTCGAAGTATTCCGCGAACCACTGGTAGACTATCTGCCCGTCGAGACGCCCGTATAATGCGCCGTATTGTCCTTTTTTGGCTCGCGTCATCACAAGTCGTACGTCTGCCAGGTTTAGCGCGTAGAAATCCTCCAGGATCATGGAACACGTCTCGATGATTTGAAACCTGTTCATCTTGGCGGATATGTTGAGAAACGATTGCAGATCGTCGATCCATAGCGCCATACAGGATATAACGAGCTCGTCTCCGTGGATTCGCCGAAGCCCCGACAGGGATTCCATTCCCGACTGAGCGCATTTGATCGGCGTGGACATAGCCCTACACGTCCTCATTCCATCCACCGGGCTATACAGGGCGGCTGGCGCCGAGGATGCGCTCAAACACAGCCCGCTCTTCGTCCGAGAGACCTCCTGCCCCTGTTGTCTTTCCTTGCTTTTCATTTTTCCACACTCGATTTTGTTTCTGCGATATTGCGAACTCAAAAATGCGTTTCCAGTCTATCGTCTTTCCCCTTCCCTTTTTCTTGTGCAGCCATCCAGCCTCCGTCGCCCAATACTCCTTGCATGCCTTTTCGAGGGTGAGAGAGACGTCGACCCCTGGGTTGAAGCGCTCCCTTTCCGCCATCCACTCCTTGTCCTGCGTCCATCTGCACCATGCTTCCCGGCATGATTGCAGGTAAACGTCGAAGCTGTCGCGCCATGTCACCTCTTGGGCTGTCTCGATTTTTTCGCGCGCGCTTTTTTTGTTTTTACCAGCAATAGAAATATTCTCTGTTACTATCTCGGCATCTTCGAGTACGTTAGTACGAGAAGATATAATACTACCAGTATCAGTATCAGTATCAGTATCAGTATCAAGGTTCGTCTGGGTTTCTCTGGGTTCGTCTGGGTTCGTCTGGGTTTTGTTGGGTTTTTCTGGGTTCCCAAAATAACCCACTGGGTTTTTCTGGGTTTCTCTGGGTTTTTCTGGGTTTTTTATGGACTTAGGACGTCCGCCTTTTTTGCCGTTATTCCTATTCCTCTCAACCACAGCGTCGTACCTCTTGTTGTTTTCGTCTATGTATGGCTTGGTAAGGTCGA